GAATATTCTAATGGAGTTATTTTACTATCACCAATTGCATTTAACATTTTAACAGCTAAATTTAATGGATCGCCATCCTCTTTAAGATATTTATCTATCGCTTTTACATCTATATCACCAATACCAGGTTTAAAGTTTGGTATATCTGGAAACATAGCTTTATTTGCATCGGCTAATTCTTTTACATAAGCAGCGGTTTTATCTAAAGATATTAATCTAGGATTACCTGCCTCTTTAGCAAATCTTTCAAAAGCTTGATACTGAGCTCCTATTAATGAAGCATTTTCTTTAAACACTTTACTCGCTTGATTAAATATTGAAGATGATAAAGCAGAGGTATGCATTAAAGGTGCGTATCTAACTAAGCCATCTAAATATTGTTTACCTGCTTCTTGTTCAGCTACTTGTAACGCTTCCCTTCCTATTCCTGAAACAAATGGAAATACACCAACAGTTTTAAAATAGTTTCTACCTAAATCAGAAAAAACTCCATCTTCTATACCTGTCATTAAGGGTAATGGTAAACCTTTGTCTCTAGTATATTCTGCCAACCTTGCAGCTTTATCAGATTTTGCACCAAACAATTTTGCTGTAAGTTTTCCTAAAGGACCAAATAAAAAAGGAGTTAAAGCTGCTGCACCTGCATTAAACATAGCTGCATCTTTTGTGGCTCTTGCTGCATTTGCTAATATGTCTTGATCTATTTCTCTATCTGGTAAATCTCTAAACTCATCTGTTATTGCACTGGCTATGTTAACACCAATTTGTTCATTTAACATGTCATAGGTTATTGTACAATTCAGCTCTACCTGCTGGACTAGCTAAAACTTTTGAGGGCACATCAGCAGCTCTAGCTGCTAGTTTCAAAGCACCACCCAATAATTTAAATCTTCCAGGTAATCTATCTGCTACTTTAATTGCAGATTGTAAAAACTTTCCTGGGCCTTTCTGCCATAGATTACCAGAGACAGCTGCACCATATATTTTTTTTCTCATTGCAACATATGGAGCTATTGATCCAGATAAATCTCCTGCAAGTTCAGCTGTTGGTCTACCTTTAAAAAAACTATCTTCAGCTTCTAAAGCCTCACCTATTGGATCAGCATAAAACTCATCTCTTCTCGCTATTGCCTCAGCAGCTACACCTCTTTGTCTAATAATTTCATCTGTTGTTGGACCTTTTAGTTCTCCTCTTCTAATTAATTCATCAATAATTTGTCTTTGTTTTCTATTTAATTTTGATGGATCAAATGATTTATCATCCAATCTTTTTTGTAAATCTTCTTTAGTAGCCATTAGATACCCTCTAATTGTTTAAATAAATCTTCTGTTTCTGTTTCTGCGAAAGGATTTTCTAGTCCAGGCACAGCCATTTGTTGTTCACCAGTTATTAAGCCATATTTTCTTCTGTATTGGTTTACTGTGTGTGTATCACCTAAATATATATCTTGATAATCATTTTCTAGTCTTCTTATGTCTGACAATATTGTTTCATTAACTGCTCTTAAAGATTTAGCAACTGTTCTTTGACCTCTTAGTAATGGGAAAACATTTACTAGTTCTTTCGCCATTTGTATGTCTTTTTGTGTTAACCTATCTTTTGATTTTAATGAGTTTGCAAGTGCATAAACCATGACAGTTTCATTAATTGCTAGTCTCTCAAGGTTTGCACTGTCAGTTTGATCAGCAAATGTTCCTAATTGTTTTTCTATTTTATCTTTTAATGATAATGTAGAACCAAATTGTTTATCTAAAATTTTTTCAGCAGCTTTTAAATCTTCAGCTTCACCTGAGTTTACAAGTCCTTGAGCTAATTTAGATCTTAAATCAGATGCAGTCCTTTCAGCATCTTCTATACTACTAATATTAAATCCAAAATCACTTAAGGCATCTCCAAGACGTGTTGTAAATAAATTAAATCGTCCTGCTGGACCAGCAAATTTTTTATCTTCTTTTATTGCTTGTTCAATAATATTTATGGTATTTGTTCCAAGTTGATAAGCTTTATATTTAGCAGATAGATCTCTTAAAGTTTCCATCTGACCTTTTTCTGCACCTTTTTGTGTTCTAAAGGAAATGTATTGATCTGGAGTTACTGTTACAAAAACTTGTCTACCAAAATCATCAACTTGTCCAGGAAACGCTATTTGAACCGTGCTATCTTTTAGTTGTCTTGCAGTTACATTAATTGGATTTCCATTTCTGTCTAACATTCTAACAACACCTGCTGTAGCATCAGGATAATCTGGTGCTTCAATAGCAGCATTTTTTGCTTTTAATTCATCAAAAGCAATATCTAAAGCATCAGCCATAAATTCATTTTCTAATTCATTTTCTTTTAATTTAATTGTTGCGTAATTATTCACTGCTGGGCCTAATGCTTGACCAAATACTTCTAGAGCTCCTCCTAAACCAGATTTTGTGGTTGTGCCTGTTAACAAACCACTTGCTAAATTAGCTAAAAAAACAGTCTTAGCTTGTGAACCTTGACCAGCCATTAACTCATTTCTAATTTGTCTTGCTCTTACAATGACATCACTAGTGACCTCTGATCCATCACCAGATCTAATTTTACCAGCTTGAGCGTTGTCTGTCTGATTTTTAACTAATTGTTTATTAGCTTGTTCAGAAGTTGTAGCACCGACAGTTTCAGTTTTTTTCTCTTCTTCTTTTTTTGCAGTTTTAATTTCAGTCGGTGATTTTGGTGGTTCTATTTTCATTTCATCAATCGCTAAGTCACCTTCATCAATATTGTTTTTAATTACTTTATCTATATCTACAGTGCCTTTTGCAATTTTTGATTCATTTTCTGGCTCTGTTAATCTGTCTACATTTAATCTACCACCACCTTTTTTACCTTTTGTTGATACTTGCTGTCTAACCTCTGTAGCAGGACTTACAAATTTTACTTTATCTGCGTCAGCTCCAAATAATTCTTGATCTGTTACACCTCCGTCAAAATAATTAAATGCTTTATTTCTTTGTTCTATCTCAAATCTTTTTCTCTCTTCAGGAGACATTTTTTTGATTCTTTCAAGTTCTTTTCTACCTGCTGCTATTCTGTTTTGTATTAAAGCTCCTGTTCCAAATAATACTGCTTGAGGTCCTATACCCATGCTACCAAGGGCTGCTGCACCTGGAAGTCTAGTAGCTGCTGCACCGCCTAATCCTGACAAACCTAATTTTACAGACTCTGGTAAATTACCCTCTGGATCTGATCTATCTAAAGCTCCGTAAGTCACACCTGAACCTAGTAAAAAGGGTAAACCAAATGCACCTCTAACACCTCTACCAACTGTATTAAAAAATCTTCTTGTCATACTTAAAGGTTTTGGTTGTGGCACATTAATCATTGGAAATCTTTGAGGGCCAGTGCTTACGTCCATTGTAGGCCCAACCATAGTTCCTAATTGTGCACGTATTGGTGTAAGATAACCTTTCTTTAGGGCTTTTTGCCTAAACAACGGTCTATTTAAAACTTTGTTTAATGACATTTACCCTCCTACTTTGTATTTTGGAACGCTGTGAATGCTCCTATCCCTGTACCTACCGCTTGAGCTAAAGGACTTGTTGTTGGTGCCGTACCCATGGTTACACCTGATTGTGTTTTAGGACCAGCAGCATATAAGTTTGCTAAAAATTCTGCTCTTTGGAATGGTTCAAATTGTTGTTGTAATGTAGATTGTCTTTGTGCATCTAAAGCAGCTTGTGCAAGTTGTCTTTGAACACCTCCAGCAGACATTAATTGATTAATATCTTGTTGACCCATTTGCTGTTGAAGTTGACCTGCACCCAATAATTGTTGCCCTACAGCAGCTTGTGTTCTTTGTTGATTTTGTGCAGCTTGTAATGCAGTGCCAAAACCTTGTTGTCTTGCTCTTCCTATGTTAGATAAAATTCTATTTTGTAATTCTGCCTGTTGCACACCTTCTCTACCGCCACCAAAAGCTCCACTACCCACTGCTTGTGCGGACAATTGATTTTGCATTTGTTGTCCTTGTCTTAGTATTTCACCTGTAACAAATTGATCAAAAGGATTAAAAAATTGTTGTATGTTAGGAGCTGCTGCCGCTGCTTGTAATTGTGCTATTCCCTGAGCCGTTGTCCCTGCTCCAACACCCGTTTGTGCTGCTAATCTAGTAGCTTGTTGTTCTAATTGTGATAATGGTGCAACTTGAATAGAAGGTAGACTTATAGGTTTTTGAGCGACCTGTCTCGCTATATCCATCAATTCTAGTTTTCGTTCTTCTATACCAGGTGCTTCACGAACTATTTGAGTAGTCGTTGATGGTGTACTTGGTGTTCTCGATCTTCCTCCGCCTAAAAAACTCATTTATCTATCCATTTCTCTAGTTGTACATGTCTTTTTTGCCAGCCCCATTTTTTTGAAACTTTTTCCCAACCAGGTCTTGCCATTATACTTAATCTTTTACATGTATTATGTTTTGCAAACTCTGTTATCTCCTTAACTAATTGATCTTCCCAATACTCTCTTCTTTTTCCAGTGCAAATAACTATTTCATATTGTCTATAATTAGGTAGCTCTGCTATTCTTCCTATACAAACTCCAAACACTTTGTTTTCTTCTGTTTCATCCGAGCCAAACATAATCCAACATTGCATAATATCTTTTTTTAATTCTCTAAAAATGTAACTTGAGTCTGCATACTTACCTGAGAAAGCCAAAGCTTCGGCTACCATAAACTCAGCTAAAGGCCAAAATCTATCAATGTCTTTTGGCTCTATAGGTAAAACACTTACTAATGGTTTAATTGATTTTTTGCTGACTGTCCCCATTCTTCTCCTTCAATAAATCAAAAACTCTTTTATATCGTTTTTGTTGTTCATAGAAGTATTGGGCACCTTTTTCTCTCATGTCTTTCATGCTGTTTGGATTTCCTCCAGCTATGATTCCAGCACCTAATACTCCATCCGCTCTTGTTACAAACTCTCCGTCTGCTAATTGAGCTAACATTGTATCCTCGTCTTTATCACCTGCTCCTGATCCATCTTCAACATAACCACTTGCTCTTACGTAGTTGTTAGAATCATTTTCATCATGTGAAACTTTTGAAGGTAAATAGTTTACACCACCTTCGTTGAATTTTTTTATTTGTGCAATACCACCAGTATTTAATCTAGTGACGTTCAAAGACAAATTACCTAATCTTCTAGCATCTTTAGCTTGTTCTTCTGGTGCGTAAACTCTTTCGTATTCTTTTTCTTGTCCTGTTTCAGGATCGATATATTTGAAACCTGGTCTTTTATCTCTCATCTCTAAATAACCAACATTGTACCCTGGTTGATAAATATCAACAGGTGCTTGATCAAAAGCTCCTGCCAATAAAGGCACAGCTCCAGCTGCAAGACTTACTTTTAACGGATCATAACCTTCACCATCAGCTTTTTTGAAAAAGTCTAATATGTTACTTAATCCACCACCTTCAGTTACGTTACGAGATCCCTGTCCCATTTTTATTATTTCTGAACCCATGACACCTCGTCTTGTTGCAGCTAATGGATTAGTTCCTCTTGTTAAAACTTGTGATGCACCTCGACTAGCAAGCTGTTGTCCTAATGTTGCTTGTGTTGCACCTGGTAGTAAACCTGCAAGGCTACCACCCATTGAGTATCCACCAAAACCACCAAGACCTGCTGATATTAATGAGCCTATACCTGAAGCTCCTGAATCTCTTGCTGATCTAAATCCTTGAACTGCTCCGATGGCACCTAAAGCATATGGAAGTAAAGCAGCAAATGACATATATAATTCTCCTTTTAGATCTAAATATTCGATATTACCATTTTACTTATGTAATATCAACTCATCGACAAACTTACCTTTATACTGATGCTCCCCAACATGGATAATCTCATCTAAAATATAAGCATAACATTTACCGCCTATGTCCTTCCATAGTTTACAAAAGGCAAAATCCTCACCAAGATAAGTCTTCTCTATTGGATCGTGTAAAGTGTCAAAAAAATTCCACATATGCTTTCTTAACACTAATTTACTATTAATGACTGTGTTTTGACGTATCTCTCGCTCTGGGTATTTATCTATTAATTTATCAAAAACTGACCTTTTAATTAACATACATCCAGTAGGGGCATGTGTTATTTCTATAATACCATCGGTTAGTTTTATATCATCTTTATCTATGACTTTCATTGGATAACTATTGAATATTTGTTCTAGATCCTCTGGTTTTTTTACATTTCCTTGTTCTATTTCATCTAAACCTTTATCCCATACAAAAGCTTTTAGTGGATACGGAACAGATATAAGTTCTCTCTCCGCCTGGAGCATCTTGGTAACAGTCTTAGCTTTAACATTTATATCCGAGTCTATAAAAAGCATATGTGTGCAATCTGATTCTAAAAAACCAGAGACACATAAATTTCTACCTTGTGTCACTAATGATGATTTAAGTATACAAAATTCTACATGTATTCTATTAGAGTGACACATTCTTGATATGTCTAAAAGTGATTGAACATAATGTAAGGACACCTCTGAATGACATGGTGTAGCTACAAATAATCTATAAGGTGATATACCTTTTGGTTTTTTATCAACCCATATTGGTTTGATTAATTCATCTTCATCAAGATTTTGCACTTAAAGCTCCTTGTAAAAATATTTCCCACTCTCCACCCTTTTTTTTCCAATCGTAAAATCTTTTAGCATGTAATTGTTGAGCATCTAAATGCTCCTCAAGATAGTCCTCTCCAATTTGTTTACATGCCATATCAATAGCTTGTCCAAATGTTTGTGCTAGTTTTACATAATCTTGCGTGTAGTTTACATACACTGGCCATTCAGAACAAGTTTCATACAACGCACCATAATTTGTACATATCATATAAATACCAGCTGCCATGGCTTCTAAAGCCCCTATACAAAACGTTTCCTCCCAACAACTAGGGTGACACCATATTTGATAATCACTGATGTTTTCCATAATATATTCATGAGGTTTGTATCCAATATAATTTACATTATTTAATTTTTTTGCTTGATCAAAAAGAGGATCGTATTTTCCTTTGTTTACTTTCTCAAAGTAATCTCCATAAATTTGTGTTGAAGAATAAACATCTAACACAACGTTAGGATTTTTAACAAACTGCATCGCACCCAACATGACATTTAATCCTCTCCAAGGAGTAGAGTTATATAATATTTTTATTTTTTCGCCTTTCTTATAAGGCTTACGTTTCGGAAAATTTTCTACACCATTTTTAATAACCATGGATTTATCTTGTGGTATTCTAAAAAAATATCTAAATTTTTCGTAGTTCCAATGAGAATTAAATATGTACCAATCATATTCATCATGTCGGCTTTGGTCGCCAAAAAATTCTTGTAAGTTTGGTTGATCGTAAGAATTTTTTTGCCAGAGAATATTTAACTTATCTTTTACTAGAGGAACTTTACCTGGAATTGACGTACAGATATTTACTTGATCTAATAATTCTTTTTTACAGTATTTATGCAACAGCTCTAATTGTAGTTCTGTCCCGCCACGTGGTTTCATTCGTCTTTGGTTTTACCAAAAAGCGTAAGTTTAGCAACTGTAATTTCTAAATCCTGTCTAAAATCATCTGCGGTTGTGTCTGTGTTTGGATCTGCAACATCTGCATCAAACTCAGCTTTATCTGCATAGACTTTACCTGTTCTTTTATTTTTTACTATTTCAACAGCTTTTGCAGGTATTCTTTGTATCGCCATTATGACCTCCCTTGTCTATTGTATTTCTTATAATCTCTTTTTTCACCTTTTGAAAGTCTTTTCTTATGCCTTCTAGGTCTCTTTCTTGGTTTTGGCCTTGGGGTAAAATTTACAAATTTACGTTTAGCCATTTTCTTGTGATCTATCTAATAACGCAAAAGATACAATACCTTGAAGTTCATCTGCTGTTCCTGCGGTCATTTTTAAAATATCACCCGCCTCAAGAACTAATGTATTATTTATTATATCTTTAGTAACACTTCCTGATAATGACTCATTAAAAATTCTAAATGTTGCACCTGCTGATGTATCAGTCACCTGAACGTTAAGATTTACACCACCACTAGAGCCATTATTAACTTGTATTTGTTTTATTAAAATAGTTCCGTCTGTTGGACAAGTAACAACACTTGTTGTTCCAGTAGTTGATAAATTTATACCTGCGTTTTGATATCTTATTGTCATTGTAAGAAAAAATTAAAAGTGTCTTGTTCTTCCTTTAGATCAAACTGAAAAGAAAAATTTAATTGATTTTTTAATGTATCTAATGCCTCTAATATTTGTCTTTGATTAGACTCATCATACTGTGGTTTAGGCTCTGGAATGTATATGTCTATTTTTGCCATTATCTCATAAAGCCCATTGGTAAACCATAAATATATTCATTATTAATTACTTGTGGTGCACCAATTAAAGATCCTATACCTTGATTCATCATATTCATATTAGGGTTTTGTAAATTAGGATCGTTTAATAATGGCATGATACCTGCATCATTGTCTTGTCCACCTCTAAGTAAATTACCAGCTGCATCAATCTTACCTGATAACCTGTCTGCCATATACTGTTTATACCCAGCTGCTGATCTTTCATAATTATTTATATTTTTAGTCGGATCATTTTGTGTTCTGTTTTTTAAATCTGAGAAATAATCTATATTAAATCCTAATAATTGATCTCTGTAAGGTTTTAAAATATTCATCGCTTGGCCACCTGGAATTCCAAAAGGAACCATTGGCACTCCTTCTCTTCTTAAAACGTTTAGTGTTGCAGGTGGATTTGCTTTTAAAAAAGCTTCTTGTTGTCTACGTCCGCTATCAGATGGTTTTTTGCTATCTTGTAAACCACCGCCAGGATTATAATTAGATCTTCTTGATGATGTGCCCATTCCAGGTGATTTACCTGTTTGTGCTTGTTGTGCAGAGTATTGTCGTCCTTTGTCATTCATTATCTTTGTCCATCTGGTTGTGTATCAGCTCTAAAAGTTCCGTACCTCCAACTTTGATTCACTGAAGTATTTTCTACTCTTAAACTAGCAAATCTAGCTCTAGCTCTAGTATCTACTTTAGTCGTTGAACTGTTGATTGTAAAGGGTCCAAGAGGAGAGGATGATTCATTGTCCACTGGGAAATCTTTAAGTAATATTGATATTTTAGCATCACCAGTTAATACTTTAAAATCGGGAACAAACCTTCTCATACTCATAAAAAATTGACCATTACCCTCAACATCTAAATCAAAATCTCCCGACTTAATAAAAGAAACAATTGCTGTAGAGGTGCCATTTGCAGCCACTTGATTAGTGCCCTCTTCATGAGAGTAGTATGTCGTAGCTCCTCGATTGTTTGTAATACCTTGAATAACAGGAAATGTAGGTACACCAGTTGAATTAAACTCTGTTGCATATGGGTTATCAAAAAGCGTTGCATCATAATAACTTGTTCTTGATAATGACCCAGTAGTCCAAACACGTTCTTGATAATTATATGTTACGACTCTATCAATGTTCACAGATCCAAATTTCGGATAGAACCAATTAATTTCAGAATACAAGGTATTATAACCAGCATAAACAATTTCACCACTAGTAAACTGTAAACCAAGATTATCTCCACCTGTAGTAAAAACAAAATCTTCTACTAAACATGGTAATGACTTGACTGTTCCATCATAAACAAAAAAACCACCTGCTTGACCCATCCAATAAACTGCCCCATCAACATATTGAATTGAGTGCTGACCTATGGCTCCACAGTTTGAGCCAACCTGTCGAATAGAGAATGTAAAAGGAGGACCAACAAATTGCATAACATATGCAGCAGTATCTGTTAAAATCAAAATATAATCTTTTGCTTTTGCTGCTCCAACAATTTTAGTACCGCTATCTAATCTAAAAGTTCCAGCAGTATTAGTTGAGGTAGGTGAATAGTTAGTAGCGTCTTCTTGATCTGAAAATCTAATAAATAATTTGTCTTGTGTTGTAGTTGTGCCTATTGTCGTTTCGGTTCCTAATATAATTAAATGTCTATCTCTTTCAGAAACAATTGATGCTACAGATGCAGTAGGAGCACCAGACAGTGCTGCGGCTCTAGTGGTTAAAGCGGCATTATTAGCATTAATAGGATTCCAAGAAAATGTTTTGCCATTTTTTGCAGTGGCTATAAGTTGTTGTCCAAAATTATCTAATGACCAATTAGCAGGTTCAAGTATTACAGATGAAGTTCCAGAAGCTGTGCCCCATCCTGTAAAGTTTTGTGCATCAGTAACAGTAGCACCATTGGAATGTGCTTGTCCGTTTGAGGTGCCCGGTGTCGCTGTTCCGTTAGCCCCTCTTGTTATACCAGTTAAATCATTACTTGAAATACCGCTATAGGTAATTAACTCATTATCAACCAATATAACGCCTGATGTTGGTAAACCTGAGACTGATGTCAATGTTATACTGGTACCTGAACCACCTGTCCCTGCTGTATCTGCATTAAGAGCACCATTTAAAGTTGTTTGAATAGGGTTTGTTACACTACCACCATAAAGACCTGTGCCCCATCCATATCCAAATGTCTGAGTTGCAGGACCAAAATCAACATAGGGTTTTATAGATACAGCACCAGCAGCAGTCATACCTGTACCTGTTTCAGCAGATGGCATAGTTAAAACTAATGATGTAAACGTAGATGATTGTACTTCAAATACCACATCATCAAAATCTGTAGTTGAAAATCCTGTTGCTCCACCACCAGGTAACGTTACCGAGTCTAAAATAATATAATCACCTGCATTAAGGTTAGTCCCTGATATATTTATTGTAACAGTTGTAGAACCGTTTACAGAAGTAAAAGTTCCCCCTGATATTGTTGCGGCTAACGGTGTAATGTCATAAAACGTATTAGAATAATAAACTAATAAACATTTATCTGTTCCTATCGCAGCATAAACTCTACCATCCAAATCTGTCCACATATGCTGATGTCTTGCATTTCCTGCTAATGTTGATGTTGTAAGCTGAGACCATCCACCTATTTTTTCAGGCAATCCGTATCTGAATCTTACATTATCTCCATCAACCCATTGACCCTCAGCACCTGTTTCAGTGACTTGCTTATTAAATCCTGGTTGTATTGGTACACTTGTTAAAGGCATCCGTAATTATACCATAATAGATTATTGAAATCTATTTCACTTCATGAAGATTTGCACACTAATTCTAGGCATAATATCTGTTAGAACAGGGTTAACTTTGTGTTGAAATGGTGATTTTATAATAACAATTGAATTACCTTTTAAAGGCAACCACCCATGTGCTGTGGAGTCTGCAAACATAAACTCACCTCCCCAGTTAGCATTCCATTTATTATTAATGTAATAGGTAGCACCATATTTCCAACTACCATCGTTATGCCAGTTTATACCTGAGCTTTTTTTCATATAATGAATATTAGTAGACATTTTAGCAACGTCTTCGAATTGAAAAAAAGGATTGTGCTTCACTAATGTTTTTAATTTTTCAAAAGGTTGGTAATTACTAACACTTGTTCTTAAAGGTGGGTTTAATCTTTCTATGAGACCCTCTTCCCAAACACCTTTTGAGGTATGTAAATTTATTTGTTTTCGTTCTTTGATAATAGCATCATGTATACCTTTATACATATTTTGATCTAAAAAATTATGTATCCACCAAATTTTTCCAGGTACAGAATAATACAGCTTCATTGAGGTCCTAAAAAACAATTAATGCAATATCTTGTTCCTTTAGTTACAGGATCTGTACCATGAATCCATATGGGTTCTGCTGGAAATATCATGGCATCTCCAGTTTTAAATGAACATTTCACACGTCCATCGAAAAATCTAAATTCACCGCCCTCATAACCTTCGTTTAAATTTATAGTGCAAGACGCTCTGTTTATTACACTAAAATCAGAATGATCTTTAATATATTGTCCCTCTTCATATTTAAGTATTCTAATATTATGTGTGGTTGTTAAAAAAAATTTATTCTCAAATGTTGGACATATATTTTTATTTAAATGCATTTCATAATTTTGTAAAACTATGCTTAAGTAAGTTCGTATAATATCAAAAGGTTTTTTAAAAGACGCATCAAACTGCACGAAATGAGATAAATTAATACATTTAAAATTATCTTTTACATTTTGTTTTTCTTTAAATTTATAACTTTGTTCAGTCTCAGATAAGTATTTTTTGGTTTCAAAAAAATTGATTAAACTATCACATATAGCTTTTGGCATTAGACCATCCATATGATATTTCAGTTCAGTTATTTTATGGTCAAACATTCTTTATCTCTATCATAATAATATTTTTTACCCCATTGATCAGTATATTGCCATAGAAACAATGTGCATGTATATCTTCTCATATCTTTTACAGGACTTACATTAGCAGCATGTGTCATGTCTGAAGGAAAAAATACAGCTCTATTAGGTTGAAATCCAATATGTATATCTAAATCTTTCATATCCTCATCTTTTCTTTTCGTGTAAAAGACTGTGCCATTAGTTACAGCCACAGGGCCATCAATCATCAAAAGCACATTTGCAGCAGCAGGATCTGTATGAGGTTTTAAAGTATCTAAATTTCTCATGTCAATCCCAGAATCAGGGTCAATAACATCTATCTTGATATTAAACTTTTTTTCTGCTTGTCTACATAAAATGTCAGCTAAATCTTTATCATGTTTCAGAGAAAATCTCATACCATAATAAGTTTCTTTATTTCTTACAAGCTCTTTACCAAAGTATCTTGGAATATAAGGTAAGCCTTTCTTTACATAACCTTGAATTTTTTTAAGCTCTTCTTTTTCAAAAAAATCGTCTACAATCTGTATCATTTTAATATTGATTTTATTGTCTTACAATAATAAGTATCATACCACAAGCACAATAAAAATGATAAATATATTAGATAAATCTAATAACGTTCAAGAACAGATCACTAGTTTAAATGTAACTTATAAGAGATCAGTAAATATAATTTTTGGTCATTATCCTTTTCCAGAGGAAATTCATAACTTCATTATAGATATAAAAAACAATATTGATCCATCTATAAATTATTCAAATGTAAAAGGTGGTATGACTGATTGGTATTTTTTTAATAAAAAAAATAATTTTAATAAATTTTTTAATTACTTAATAAATAAAAATAGTCAAACTCACCCTGACATGTGGAAATATTTTTTTGATAAATATTTTGTTTCTAACGCTTGGGGCAATGAAATAAAGAAAGGTGATAGTGTTGGTTTTCACACACACCCTTGTACTCATGGTTTATTGTTTTTAAGTAAAGGTTGTGATTTAATTTTTCCAGAACTTAATATTACAATAACTCCAGAACCTGGAGATTATTATATTTTTCCTGGTGAAATATTACATGGTTTCAATGAGCATACTGGAGATCTTAATAGATATACTTTAGTATTTAATATATTACAGGGAGATATATTTAAATTCCAAAATAAGGTAAAGGAGCTAAATGAAAGAAAAGACATCTAACATAACTAATTTTATTGGTGTTTATGATAATTTCATAACCCCTCAAGAGTGTAACAGAGCGATAAAATTTTTTGAGGACATGGATAAATTTAATAAAACAATGAATAGAATCACTTCTGAAGGTATGTCTGTTTTAAGAAAACAAGATCAGCATTATTTTTGTACGTTTGATCAATATGATGTGTGGTTTAAAGAACTTAAGACTATGATTATAAACTTTGATTTAGCTTTTAATCATTACTGTGAACAAACAGGTGCTACAAATATTTATGATGTTAAGTATAAATATACTGGACTTAAATTACAAAAAACGTTACCGACTGAAGGTTATCACGACTGGCATGTAGAGTATTCTAGTGTTGATAGTGATGCTTTAAAAAGGGCTTTTGTTTATTCTATATATTTAAATGATGTTAAAGATGGCGGAGAAACTGAATTTTTATATTTTTCAAAAAGGGTTAAACCTAAAAAAGGTAGAATTGTAATATGGCCAGCTGCTTTTCCTTATGTTCATAGAGGTAATCCACCAATATCAGGTGAAAAATATATCTTAACTTCTTGGATGTTGTTGCCTATGTTAAATGATAAGTTTTAACTAGTATATGAAGTAGGTCTTGCACCTATTCTTGCTACCTTAGCATCAGCAGTTTCTTGAGTGCCAGTCTCGTCAAAATAGTTATCCATGTCCCAATCAGATTGTAATCTAGCTAAATGTGCAGCATCCCATCTATTTGTAAATTCTTGAATTGAACCTAGTGCTGCTTCATCGTATTGAGAGTGAGGTGTTCCATCTCTATACTCAACTTCATCTGTATTTGGAGTTGTGCCATGTTGAATAGCCCAAATATTTGAAAATTTTGATTGACTCCAAAATGCATCATCATCAATAACATAACCGTTACCAGCTGCATCGCCAGTTTGTTTAATAACTAGCTTGTCGTCCATAACTACTGTCCAGTTTGCTGATGTTGCCATAAATTTCTCCTAAGTTTTAATTATATATATCACAGCCAAATAAGGTTGTACAACAGATGTTGAATCACCTGTAAATGTTGCACTCATGTTATGGTTGTGCCCTTGTCCTGATCCTGCATTCGATACACTCAAACCAGTATTACCTGAAGATCCTTCAGGTGTGTGGAAAGGATTTGTTTGTCCACCAGCAGGTGTGTGACCACCACCAGAACTTGCAAATGATATATTTGTTGGGTGATTGTGCGAAGCTAATTGTGCAGTTGATAAAGTTGCATTAGCTGTTGAACCACCTACGTTTCCTGTAGATTGCACTTGTTCTGCTCCACCTGTTGAAGCTAATGCTTTATTATTAGATTTACCTAAAGCAATTTTGTCAGATAAGTTCGGTAAATTAAAAGTAGATGAACCATCTCCTGTTCCGTATGTTGTACCAACAATTGCAAATAAAGCAGAATATGTTGATCTAGAAACCGCAGATCCATCACACTCTAAAAAGCCAGATGGCACTGAAGATGAAGACCACGGCACGATAGTTGCAGTAGGTATACCTTCGATACCAGTAAGGTTTGCTCCAGTAAAATCGTATCTTGTTGCTTCGTAATTTGACATATTATTTCTCCATATAAGTCCAGCCTACATTTGAACCAGAAAAAACTAATCCAAAACCTGCACCCTCTGTATTAACAACTAAGTCTGAACTTGCGTTTGCTATTTTAGAACTGTTTCTACCTACAGTCAATGCGGCAGTATCAAAATTAAATCTTGAATCTATAAAATGAACTTCATCACCAACAGCTGGTGACGCTGGAAGTGTAACTGTAAAAGCTCCACCCGTTGTATCTATAAAAAGTTTAGCTCCTGCTTGAATTGTTTCAGCAGCGGTAAGTGTTCTCCATTTTCTATATTCATTTGTTTTTACAATGTTAGTTCCATCAGAATAAACAACATAACAATTACCTTCACATAAAAGCACACCTGTTCCAGATGCAGTTTTAAATGTTAATGTATTTCCAGCATGATCTGTTCCGTCTTCAATGTTGAAAACTTTTTCAATACTATCTGGTAAAGTAACAGTTCTGTTTGCAGCTAATGTGCCAGTAAATTTTAGAGTTGCATTTCTTGCATTTGAAATTGTAGCATCTGTCATTGCTAGTGTTACATCTGCTGATGCAACATCAATTGCTTCAAAACCAGCTACTGCTTGTTGAACTAAATTTAAATTTGTATTTGTTTTGTTTCCCCATGTACCAGCGTTTTCACCGGTAGCCATTAATTCGAGTTTTAAATCTGACGAAAAAGTAGAAGCCATATTTTTTTATCTCCTGTTTTCCTAATTTTACTTGCAGCTATAAAGTAAATCAACCCTACCCCTAAGCAGCATCTTGCCATGTATTATTAACACCTAAATCAACTTCCTGCCACGGAGTAACATTTACGCTATTTATTGAGCTTGTTAATGATTGTCCTGTAGGAACCACTCTGGCATTAGCCTGAGTGCCCTCCTCACCCATAGCTGATGTTAAAGATAATCCAGAAACACCAACAATGACTTGAGGGACTTGTGTAATTGTGCCTATAGAAGTGGTTAAAGACTGTCCTGTAACTGGTTCTGTTGTGGTTTGTGTTAAACTTGTAGTTCCTTGAGATGTAGTCAATGATGAACCTGTAACTGGTACATCTAAGAATAATCCTGCTGGTGCGTTACCTATAGAGGTTGTTAATGACTGACCTGTTAATGTTTCATTAGTAGTTTGTGTTAATGATGTAGAGCCAAGTGAGCTCGTCATTGTATGTTCAGCTACAGTAATAGATAAATCAGCATTAGCTGTAACAGAATAAACTCCAAACGTCATACCTAGAGCTTGGCCTGTAACAGATACTGTTACATCAGTGAAAGAAGATTCACTACCAATTGATGATGTTAATGAAAGTCCAGTATTATTTTTAGCAGAGTAATTTACACCCCAAGCTAAATTTCCATACGTATCTCTACCCCAACCTTCACCAATTAAAAACGTATCATCAATAGTTACAGATCCAGAAGATGTTGAGGCTGCAATTCCTGTTACTGGAACACCAATATCTACCACTTCTGTACCAATAGAGGTTGTTAGAGATTGTCCTGTAACTGTTGTAGCAAAAGAAATACCAGCAGTTTGTGTTCCTACTGATGAAGTTATTGATTGTCCTGTAACTGATACATCAGCGTTAGCAGTAACAGTGGTTGATCCGATTGAGGTCGCTAAAGCTTGTCCTGTTACATTTTCAAAAGGTTGTAGTTGTCCCCAGGCATTTACGTTCCAAGCATCACCTCCCCATCCTACTTCAATTATTCCCTCTGCTGTCTCATTTCCTACAGCAGTTTGAAGTAAACCAGCAGTTGTTAAATTTACTATATCTCCTGTGCCAGGTACAACTGACCCTTGAGATATTGAAGATGATACTCCTGTAACTGAAGTAGAGAATGAAGCAAAACCCGAGGCTGCTCCAACAGATGATGTTAAACTAATTCCTGATACTGTTACATTTGCATCAGCGGTAGTAGTAGCTGTGCCGCTAGATGTTGTTAATGAAATGCCTGATCCACCAAAGTCATTAGAACCCCATGTGGATTGACCCCAATATTCAGAGCCTGGCGACTGTACTAAAACTGTAATATCAGCCACAAGGCTCCTCCTTTATAAATTATGCGATTCTTAAGATAGCTGCCGAAGTAGTGAATGCAGGAAACTGAATTGTAAAAGTTCCTGAAGTCGCTGTTTTATCTCCGCCAAAATCTAGAACAGCAACTGCATCAGTTGTTCCTGATCCACCAGACGTAGTTGTGTTATAAATTAAAGCACCTCTCGCTGTTAATGTAACTCCAGTAAAAGATAAATCTGCAAAGTCTGTTATAGCAGTATCTGTTGCTACTGACGTTCCTACGTTTACTAATGCTTTACCACCAGATGTGTAACCCGATGGTGAAGTTACTTCCGTATTAGATCCACCACCAGGGTTTGTTGCAAAACCTGTAGTTGATTTTCCTAAAGTAGCTCCGTTTGTAAACATCGCAAGTTTGAATGTGCTTCCGTTAGGTGCAGCTTGAAATTTGTGTGCACCTTCTAATAATTCTTTTTTAAAAGAATTACATATTGCGTTAGTTGTTATAGCCATATTTTCTCCTTATTAATAAGTTGTGTTAGGAGCAGGAGATGGTACTTTAATTCTTGGAACACCATCATCATACTCCGCACGTCTTCTTCTGCCCATTTGTTGTAGAGCAAAATTTTGTATTTCTTCATTATACTTTGAATTGTATAGATTGTATAGGTTATCAGGGCCTTTTAAAAATCTAAAACACTCAGCTAAAACGCCATGTAGAAGCATAGACTCTTGATAAGTTGATATAAAAGTATTTGTTGAAGAATTAAAATGAGGTGGATCTTGAATATAATTTATCTGAACTGTATCTGCCGCTGCGGGTGTTGGAGCTACGATAATATTAAAATCATCAAAATTAGCAAAATATTTAGGTGTGCCTTGCTTGCCTGTGCCATTAAATTCAGAAATAAAACTCGTATCTTTTTTTTCTAAAAAAATTCTATTACCACTCGAATCAATATGCTCTACAGATCTCATAACGATCAAATCAGCAGGTAGAGATACAGCTCTATTACCAACTGTAAATGTAGAGGTTGCAGCCCTTCTAAGATCATCATAATCTACTCTCCCTGCAATATCAATTTCCACATTTCTAATAAACTGATCTATTAATGTATCACTTAAAACTGTGTCGGAAACTTCGGTATAGTTTCTTACTTGTGTTAGAAAATTAGCGTGTGTTATAGCCATTATGTTATACTCACTGTTATATTGCCAATAGTGGCACTTAATTGTCTTCGTCTATTCTGTAATGATCCATCATCTGGAGCCATAGATGAAATAGTTGTAGTTATTCCATTTCCTGTAAAATTTTGCGAAAAAACACCAAATCCAAATATGCCTGGTAATGTTAAATTAATCACCTGAACT